AAGTTTGAAACTTGGATATTTAAGCAAGTTCCAATCAAGTTCTAATCAAGCTGCAAATAAAAAAATCCCCCGATCTGCATACCTGTGTACCCGGCGCGGTGCGTTGGGTTTCGGTCAGATCAGGGGATTTTGTGCTGCCGTGGCGGCCAAATGAAGAAAATCAAGAACGGGGCCGCCCAGACCGGGCGCACCGCTCTCTACAAAGGCCAGAGCCTTTCAAGTAGGTTCATTTTAGCGCAGCTCCGGCGGCTTGTCAAGCGGGGCAGGAATCGCGCGGCGCGCATTTAACACGCGCAAATCGCGCGTTTTACGCTGATTTTGCGCTGACTTTTTGCAAAAAGCGCGTTTAAGGCCCGATGCTCCCGGCATTTATGTCGGGAGCATACCATTTTCGTGAGGTGCCGAAAATGGTCATGTTTGCGTGAGGGCACGAAAACGTCACATATAGGTCTTCTGGGCGCGTACCTGCGATTCAATCATCGGCTTGAGGTAGGCATCCACGTCGCCAAAGGTCTCTTTGATGAACAGGATCGTTTCATTGGTGAGGGACCTTTTAGCGGTTGCCAGAGCGTCGGCAAAGGCGCGTTTCTGTGCTTCCTCGTCAAACTTGTCCTGCTCCTTCAGGCTGTCAACGTAAGTCTGGTTGATGTCAGACACCGCGTTAGAAACGGCGTTTGCGGCGTTCTGGATGCAATGCTGCACAAACTGGTTATGCACATAGCTGTTGGCGATGCTGGCGGCCTTGTTGATGCCCCAGCCGAAAATAACGGTCAGAGCGGGGATGCAGGCGGTAATGGCGACTTTCATAAATTCATCCATGATTATTCTCCTTTTGCTTCGTCGTCCGGCTGGCTGTTGTCTGCCGGGGTTTTGATCTTGTGTTTCTTGATGGTGGCCATCGCTCCAAACTCGACCATCCAAGGGGATGCCATGGCGGCAATGGCCAGACTGTCCGGGGCGGTCATGCTGTGCCAGTAGATGGCCAGAATCGCGGCGTCCAGCACGGTGCACATGAAAAGACAATAGATTACTGCCTTGTCCATAAAACGCCGCTGCTGGCGCTTTCTCTTGCGCTGGTGGCTGGTTGCGGGTGTGACGTTGATGTTCAGCTCCTGCACTGGTATCACCTCACAGCTTTTTCAGGTACTTGTCAGCACCAGAGAGGGCTTTCCAACTTGCCGGGCCGCAGATGCCGTCCGCAACAAGCCCGTGCTGCTTCTGGGCACACATAAGGGCCTGCGTGGTTGCAGGCCCGAAAGTGCCGTCCTCTTTGATTTTGAGCAGCTTTTGCAGCATGATGATGGCGCTGCGGTTGGCTGCCCCGGTGCTGCCCTGCCGGATGGTGGGCAAAATAAAGGCATTGTATGTGGTCGAGGGATAGACGCCCGGCGACGTGCAAAGCCAGGTCGCTTTCCCGGCGCGGGTGTCCGCGTGGCACATAGCCGCCTTGGGGTGCCAGTAGATCCCGATACCGCCGAACCCGACGGCCTGCGCGATGATGCCCAGCGCTACCGGGTTCACGGTGCGGTTCATGGTGCGCCAGTCTGCGGCAAACCCGTACAGGTGCTTGCTGTTGCGGCTGCCGCCGACGGCCTTGCTTGCGTTGTGGACAATGCAGCGATACCCGGACGTGATCTTCAGAGGGACGCCCAGCACGTCCCGGATGCGTTGCAGCTTTTCCACAAGCTCCGTGTCGATCATCTGGGCTTCGCACTTTTTGCACTGGCATTGGAATTCGTCACGGGTGAAATTTTTGGTCAGTGCGGTGGTGTCGCCGCGCTTAAAGGTTACGATGCTCATACAAAATCACTCCTCTCTGTTATGGGTCATAAAAAGTCATGGCTTTCCAGCAGCTCGTCGTACACGCGGTTGATGTTGGCAATGGCGTGGACGCACTTGCCGTTGGGGTAGTCATCGTGCGTATGGCAGTATGTTTCGTAGTCCTTGATGGTGCCAAGGATTTCATCAAAGTGTTCTTTGGTGTGGCGTCGGTCATGGAGCAGTTCATCGTTAAATCTTAGGATCTGCGTTCTCCAAAGGCTGGCGGTCTGGGCGTCGTCCTTCTTGATATGCTCGTTCAGTTTCTGCCGCGTTTCGTTCTGGCATTCCTGCATGGTGTCCAGACGGGTTGTGACGTCGGCGTTCATGCGGCTGCCCAAAAACTTCATAATGGCCGACCACGGGTTGATCTTGATAGGCGCGATCTCGACAAGGGACAGCAGGATGATGACAGCAGGCGTGACCATGACAGGCCCCCACGCTTCCCAGATGGCTTTCAGGCTCATTTCAGTTCACCTCCCATCTGTTCGGATTTTGGCCGCAGGTCTGCGCCACAGCCGCGCATACAGCAGTCCACCATCAGCACGCCGAATTCTGCGCGTTCTGTGGTCGTGTCCTCCCCTGCTTCTTCCAGCTTGTCCAGCAGGCTTTCGCAGAGGTCAGGCCAGCTTTTGTGCTCTTGCATTGTGGTTTTCCTTCCAGATTCCGGCGTCGGGCTGTATGAGCTTTCCGTTCTTCTTCATGGTGTCAAAGTAGATCAGGTTCAGGCGGCCGCGCAGGCTGGCGCTGTCGGTGTGGTCGATCAGGCCGTTTATGCTGGCTGTGCGGCGGTCAAAGTCCTGTTTGCTCATCTGCCCGGTGGCGTACAGTTCAGTGATCTTTCGGACTTCCCGCTTCAGGCGTCCCGTGGTGGACTTGCGGAGCTTCATGTGGGTGGCCCAGATGCGGACGCCCACAAACTCAATGCCCTGCCGGACGGGTCGGATGCAGGTCTTGTCGTTCAGATCGAGGTGTAATTCATCGTTCAAGAATGCTTCAATTTGGGCTTTCCAGCTGTGCAGGGTCTCTTTGTCCTTTGCCAGTATGATTACATCGTCCATGTATCGGATGTAGTAGTGGATGCCAAGGACGTGCTTTGCATACTGGTCAAGCTCGTTGAGGTATATGTTCGCAAAAAGCTGACTTGTAAGGTTGCCAATTGGCATACCGACGTCATAGAGCCAGTCCCCCGGCGGGGTGTCCTGCGGAGCCTTGCCGCGTGGCAGGCCAAACGCTTGTGCCCTGCTGTTGATGACCGTTTCCAAAAAGGCCATCAGCTGCGGGTCTTTGATGCGCTTTGACAGGATCTTGAGCAGCTTCTCATGGTTGACGCGGTAGAAAAATTTCGAGATGTCCAGCTTCAGGTAATACCAGTCGCCCGGCTTGCGGCTGACCTGCCGCACCCAGTATTGGAGCCTTTCGGCTGCCCGGTGGCTGCCCTTGCCTTTCCTGCAGGCGTAGCTGTCCTCAATGAACAGCTTGTCGTAGATGGGGTTCAGGTACTGGTACAAGCTCCATTGGACGATCCGGTCAGAATAGCCAAGTGCCATTACAAGCCGCTTTTTGGGAACATATACCCACAGCTTGCGGTACGGGCCAAGGATGTACGTCCCGCCCAGCATTTGCGCCTGAATTGCAAAAATGTTCCGTTCAAATTGTGCGGTAAAGGCCAGCACTTCGGCCCTGTACCGCTTTCCTTTGCGGGCATTGTGGTCGGCGTCGCAGAGATATTCAAACTCCGTGATGACCTCCCAAGCATTGTTGATCGTATTTATTTTTCGTGCCATTGATTCACCGTCGCTGCGCGTGACGTTCCCGCCTTCGCAGCAATACAAAATTCTTCCGGGTTGTCTGCCCGGAACGGTAAATAAGCTCCTTTAGACCCACACACCGACCGCAGCCCGTAGACTGCGGCCCTCATATCCGATGTGGTGTCACCGCACATAAAAGTGATAAGGTGTAAAGCGCAACGGCCCCCGATGTTCCAGTTCGTATCCGCGCGGGAATTGTTGAGGTTCAAGTTGAACACGCCAGCGTTGCTGCCATTGTTCCAGTTGCCGCCCCGATTCGGGCACCGCTATATCTAGCCTATCCCCGTATATGAAAAGCGGCAGGTTATTTCAGCGTCTTTAGATAGCCGCCAAGCAACTTGCCGATTTCATCGTTGTATTTCGCCCAGACTGCGTATTGGTGCATATTGAGCGGTGGCGGGTATTTGCCCCCGTGTAACTTTTTGTTCGCCGCCAGCCGCACAAAGCCGCGCAATGCGTCGAGCTTGTCGTCCAGATTGTTTGCCGTGGTTTTCCTCATGTGCCGGTTGTCGATCTGGATAGAGAGTTCATAGAGGTCTGTCATAAGCTCTTTGAGCTTGTCAGCCAAGGCCCGGTCTTTTCGCGGGAATTGCGTTACAGGCTCCCAAGCATAGAGTATCATTTCCTCGATTCTCTCCCGCAGATGGAACGGCTCATATTCTTTACCATCGCATTCTTCGGGCTGCTCCTGCTGGGGCGGCACTTCGGTTTTTAGCACAGTCAACACCTCCAAATAAAAGTCAGCGCGGCGGCCCTCTGGCCCACCGCGCCTTTGGGTTATTTGCTTTTGGCCCGCGCTCCCGCGCAGGCCGTCAGCTTATCAGGCTTCAGCGGGCAGCTCAACAAAAGCGCAACGGCCCCCGATGTACCAGTACGCAGCCGCGCGGGAATTGCTGAGGTCCAAGACGAACACGCCAGCGTAGCTGCCATTGCTCCAGTAGCCGCCCCGATCCGGGCACCGCTCCTCCGCGCCGTTGTTGAACCAGAAATAATCATTGCCGTAGGTAGCATCGATGCCGTCGCCGGTCAGAGCGGTGTCCGGCATGAGAGCCAGAGACATCAGCAGCAGCTTTGCGGCGTCGCTCACGCCGGAACCTGCGGTGATGTCCTTGAACAAGCAGCCGCGACCCTCGTCCTTCTGGTCTGCAATGGTGGTATCCCATACCGCCTTGCCGCTCACGACGTTCAGCTTGATGCTGCCCTCGGTGGTGCCGTTGCCGTCCGGGGTGATCAGGCTGCCGTCGCTGGCCTTGATCGCTTTCCATGCGCTGCCGGATGCTGCATAGGAGACGGTGTTATCTGCGGAGTTGTTGTCGAGGATGACCTGCAGCTCGCCCTTATACAGGCGCAGACCCAGCACCCACTCCCAGACGTTGCCGTTCATGTCAAACGCGCCGTTCATCTTGCCGTTGTGGCTGTAAGTGACGGGGCCGGTGCCGGTGAGGATGCGGGCGGTCTTGCCGCTATCCTGAACGCCGGGTGCCGGGATGCCGACATAATCGGTCTCGCTGGCATCCTTGCCATAGTTATTGTTGCCGCGCGGCTCACAGCCGTGCTTGTGGCACCAGAGGGCGACGGCGGCCCACTCTGCATTGGTCACTTCGTGCCAGCCCTTGCCCTTTGCCACGCAGGATGCAGCGAAAGAATCATAAGTGCGGCTGGTTGCAGGATCCTCGGCGGGCAGGCTGTAAGAGCGGCCACCATAGACAGTGCTCTGGTACTTGCCCAGCCAGAAACCAGCGATCTGCTTGCCGTTGACGCGGAAAGCGGGGTGAATATCGGTGCTCTTGGTGGAGAGGACGTCACAGAGCCGGAAAGCCGGAATCCAGACGTGCAGGGACGGCTGATCGACGTCGTCCATCATCAGCTTGTTATCAGGGAAAGCGCACTTGACCGCGAAAGCGGCAGCGTCGAAATTGTTTGCCATATCTCATATCCTCCTTACAGGATGCTTTCAAAATCTTCGATGCTCCACAGGCGCAGGATGACCTTTTCGGTGTCCAGCGGCAGGGTGCGGCGCTCGATGTGGGTGATGGGCGGGGTCTGCTCGCCCTGTGCTGCATCGGTCTGCGGGTCGGTTTCCTCGACGGCGGCGGTCATGGCGTCGCTCTGGGCGGGGCCTTCGACCTCGACTTCCTCGTACTCATAGCCGGGGATCTCGACCTGCGCGACGTAGTACAGGCCGTTATCACTGTCAACGGCAAGGTTGCCCTGTGCGTTGGCGGTGATGGTTGCGGTTACGGTGTCCTCCTTCTGGTACTTTGCAAGGTTCATGACAAGGGTGCTGTCGGCAAAGTCCAGCTTGGTGCCGCGCAGCTCATACTCGATCTTGCGGCCAGTGTTCAGTTCTTCGATCTTCATTACTTGGTACCTCCCGTTACTTTGATGATAACGACAACGGATTTTGCGCTGCCGTCGTGCCGGAGCTTAAAGCCGTTGGCCAGCTTGTCCTTGACGATGATGTCGCCCAGCGTACCGCCCGTGTAGCTCTTGACGTAGACGTCCACGTCGTAGTTGGTGTTCTTGCGGGTGGTGGAGAGCGCCACAGCGGTGTCCTTGATGCAGAACGGCCATGCGTCCGTGCCAGCGGTCAGCGTGACCCGCTTGACCTCGGCTGCGGTGTCCTTTTCCAGCGCGGTCAGGCGGGTGTCCTGCTGGGTGTTCAGGGTCTTGATGGCAGAGATATCGGCTTCATGGTTGTCACCACGATTCTCCATCCTGTCCAGACGGCGGCCATGCCACTGGATGATGGTCTGTGCGATCTTGACCGCGATGTTGGTATCATGCAGGCCAACTTCCATGCGGTTGAAGTTGGCGGCGCTCATGTTGGTGCCCTGCTGGACGACCTTGCCTGCGCGGGTCATGGTGTAGGTACCATCGTCGTTTTTGGTCAGGTTGTAGACGTTGGACGGGGTGACAGCGTGATCTTTCCAGAGTAAAAAGTTAAACATAGATTTTCACCTCCTTTCGGTTAGACCAGCTCATACAGAGGGTAATAACGCCCTGTGTGCTGTTTTTGATAAGGTTCTCGCTGATCTGGCCAGCGATTTCGCCGTCGGAATCGACGATGCGAACAGCGGTGATGGTGAGGGTCGCGCTATCCTGCGTCTGGCAGACGACTTTCAGGGCGTTGCCCTCGATGGCTTTGGACGTGATCATGGCGTCATACCAGACGCCCCCGGCGTAATACTGGATTTTAGCAACACGCCGCAGCCAGTTGTTGCGGATTTTGTTCAGAAAGTTTTCATTCCAGAATAAAGCCATATAGAGTTACCTCCTTAACTTTGAGATGCGAAATCCTGCCCACAAAGCGGGTAAGTTTCCGCGCATTCGGTGACGGTGTAGCCGACGCCCGTAACGACGCGGGCGGCATTGCCCAGCATGGCAGGCTCCGGGGTCTGCCCGGTGGGCATATCGGCTTCTGCTGTGATGGGGTATTCGGTAAGGTGGGGCGTGTGGGCGGTCTGCGTGACCGTCGCCCGGTGGATGTAGGCGGCAAGGGATGCGGGTTCCGGGTTCGTGCCTGTGGGGTTGTCCACGTCGGCGGCCTGTTTGTAGTCCGTGATGACGGGCAGACGGTTCGTTTCCGTGACGGTCTCGGCGATGTAGTATGCGCCTTTGGTCGAGACGTCCGGCTTTGTGCCTGTGAGGTCGTAATCAAAAACGTAGTTGGTTTTTCTGGTCTTGACGACGACGGCCCGTTTGTAGGTGACAATGGGCGTATAGGCAATGTGCGCCGGAATCTTGCGGGAGAGCAGCTCCAGAATATCGCTCATGTAGAGGGTGACTTCATCGCCGCGCTCGAAATTGATGTACAGCATATTGTTGCCTGCTGCATCGAACGGCTCAAATTTGACCTCAACGCCTGCGTTGGTGTAGGCGTTTATCATCTCTTTCAGCAGGGTGGCAGAGACCCGGCCAAAGCCTGCAAAAAAGGATTTGATAAGGCGGCGGCGCTCGTCCAGCGTTCTGGTCTTGTCGAGGTTGATACTCAAAAAGATCTCCATCTGCCGGACTGCGGCTTCGTCCATGAAGTCGATAAAGGCGTTATTATAGACCTGCTCAATCGCATCTTGGGTACCGTCCAGCAGCTTGCCGTTGGCTTTGAGGATGGCGTTCATCTCCCGGACTTCGCGGTAGTAGCGCGGGTAGTAGGAGATCAGCTCTTCATAGCAGTCGGCAAAATCTCGGCTGTAAAACTGCTTGCGGTCGATGGTGCGTTTCATGTGGTCAGCTTCACCTCCCCGGTCACGGGGATGTAATCAGCCCCCGGCTTGATGTTCTCGGTGCCGCCGTTGATGGTCAGGTTCTTGTAGTCCACCACGCTGTCCATTTCGATGATGATAGCGCCGATGCGGGCGGCGCGGATGACCACATCTTCGGCGGCTGCCGTTGTCAAGACGGTCTCTTTGAGGTAGGCGTCAATGGCAGTCCTCGCCTGCTCCTGCACCTCCTGCGGGGTGAATCCGCTGGCAAGGTCGGCTTGGAAAGCGACGTCGATTTTTGTTTCGCGGGCAGAAACGGCGGTGAAGTGTGCGCCAAGGTTTGCGACGCCCTCGCCCAGACCGTCGCCGACGGTGTAGGTGTAGCCGTCCACGTTGGCGGTGTAGCCTTTGGTGGCGGGGTCGATGTACTTCTGGACTTCTGCCACCTTCTCGCTGGAGCAGGCGCGGCCAGATGAATCAATCAGCACCGCCTTGACCGTGTTCGGGCCGTTCCACAGCGGATAGATGCGGGCATGACCGATGCCGTCAATGGATTCGCACCACGTTTTGTAATGCTGCTTGTTTCCGTTCTCGGCAGGGCCAGCTATTTTTTCCTGCACACGGGTACGCAGGCTCTCGTCGCTTTCGCGGTCGGTGCCGTTTTCGTAGATCTCGCCGAATTTGGAATTCTTCATACCGTCGATCTCGTTCACCGGGATGGCGGCGGTGCCCTCGTAGATGGTGTTGCCAGCTTCGCCGGGGACTTCCGCTTCGAGGTAGTACTCCCCTTCCAGCGTGTTGTAGTGCAGGACAAAATACATACCGTTGTTGTAGTATCTCGCCCCGGTTTCCGGCGTTGTGCCCTCGTAGGTAAAGCGGTACTTCGCCGGGGTCGCTGCATGGCGGGTCATGCCGTACTCGTTGGCCTTGTCGTCCAGATCGTCCCCGGTAGCGGTGGAGATGGAAACAAGCTTGCGGGCAATGTCGATATCCGCGTAGAGCTTGGCGATTTTCAGGCAGGTGCCCGAAACGGCGTCGTAGAATATAGACCCCTGCCGGGTGTCGATTCCGGCAGCGTCCGCATCGCTCAAAACCTCCTGCATGAGGTTTTCAAAGGTTCTGTCTTCAAACAATTAGATCACCTCCTCCACTTCAATTTCTCCGTAGATGGTGTCAGCGGTAAATTCGATGTGCGCCTGATCTTTGTCAAACGTAATGGTGAAGTCGTGACATTCGAGGATGCGGCTATCCGGGGCCAGTGCATCTTTGACAAAGCCCTCGATGACGGACTCTGCATATTCGCGGCTGGCGTCCTTTGCGATTACGGCGTCCTCGATCTCGCTGCCGTACTGGTTATCATAGATCAGGCACTTGAAACGCGGGGTAATGATGGCTTTTCGGATGGCCTGCTGTACGGCTTCGAGGTTGTCCACAAAGCCGACGATCCTCCCCGCGTCAAGGTCAAGGCGGTATGTGCGGGACGGCTTTTCCTGCGCGTCCTGCACCTCCGCTATGCCAATAGGGATGTATACGGCCATATCAAATATCCTTTCCTGCTACCTGCCCGGCGACGCGGTCAAGGACATAATAGACCTTGCCGTTGTTGAGCGACAGCAGATAGACGATATCATTCTTTTGCAGATGGTTGTAGACCTTCAGGGTCATCTTATAGGCGTTGAGCTTTTCAACGTAGTGCTTGTGCTTGACGTTGGTCGTCGGACCGCCCCGGCTGTCGTTGTGGATGTGGCCGCCGTCCATTTTGGTATAGGTTTCGTCGCGCAGCTCGCCCTTGTCGCCCATGGTATAGTCCGCGTGGGTTGTGTAGTCCGTGAGGTGCCACGGCACAACAAGCTGGTTGCCGGAGATAATGAGCTTGCTGTCGTTGACGGCGGTGATCTCCAGCGGGTCATCCTTGGTTACGGTACCCTGCAGGATGGTGGAGCCGACCGGAATCATCCCCTGAAAGAGCTGCTTCAAGCTGGTTTCGTTCATGGTCAGCCCCCTTTCTTGACGTCTGCCGCCGTTGTGAGGGTGACAGACATTGTGTGCAGATTATCCTCAAAATAGTGGTCGTCGTCGTCCACATAGTAGGCGCGGTTGATGTTCAAGTGCGGGATGCGCACCAGAATGGCCTTGCCTGATATGACGTCAGCGTCGCCCAGCGTGTTGAGGTCGATGTTTTCTTCCGGGTCGTCCAGCGTGTCAAGGACGCTGGAAACAAGGTCTTTGACCTGCGGCGTGGTGAGGGATTCATCCGGCTGCTGGATCTCCTGAAAGATGCCGATCTTCTTTTCAAGGGCAGCGTTTGACTTTTCGGCCAGAGTGGTGCCCTCTTTTGAGATCATCTTGACGCGGGTCTTGATGTTCTCAATGCTCTTGGTGTAGGAATATCCGTACAGGTTGGCGTCGCCGTCCACGACGTAGGAAATGACCTGATCCTTGCGTTGCAGCAGGGAGAGCTTGCCGCCGTCGCTGCTGACGTAGTGCCGGGTGCCTGTTGCCTTGTAGTCAAGGCTCAGGGCGTCCAGTACGGCATCCTGCCCGGTGGTCTTGCTCTTGGTCAGCTCCGGGATTTTGTAGGTGCATTTTGCAACCGTTCCAGTCGGGATGCCAAATCGGGAGCAGACGTCGGCGAACACCTGATCTGCGGTCTTGTTTTTGTAAACAAACGTGTCCTTGTTGTTGGCAAGGTAGATGCCGTTATCGTAGGCGGTGAATTTCAGATTTTTCTTGTTGCCCTGATTCTGGTTCAGCAGGATGCCCCGAAAGCGCTCCTTGCCGTCAACGAGGAAAATACATTGGTTTCCATCTTCCACGTCGATGCCGCTGCGGGCGTGCTTGTAGCCGTCGTCGTCGATCATGGTCACGGTCAGGGTGCGGGCAGAACTGCCCTTGCGCCCTCTCCAATGGACAGACTTGACAAGGGCGGTCATGTCGGTGGTCTTTTTGTTCTGAACAATCAGAAGCTGGATTTTTGCCATGCGCCGCCCTCCTTTACGGAATTTTAAGCACCTGCCCCGGCTTAATCAGATTCGGGTTGCTGCCGATGATGGATTTGTTCGCGGAATAGATATCGGTGTATTTGGCACCGTTGCCGTACAGGCTCTTTGCGATGTTGTACAGGCAGTCGCCCTTCTTGACCGTGTAGGTCTTTGGGGTGGATGCGCTGTCAACGCGGGTCGTGACGTCCTGCACCGTTGCGATCAGGGCAGAGCTGACGGAAACGGTTTTCAATGAAACCTCCTGATACTCTTTCAGGGTGATGTCGTAGGAGTAGGTGCCCACGTCGCCGCCGCTTTCGGAGTAGTTGAAGCTCTCGATGGTGCAGTACAGATTGATGAACATACCCGTGCAAATAAAATGGATGGGTACGCGGCTCTTTTTCCAGCGCTCGATCATGCGGATGTACAAAATCGGCGGTACGGCAATGAGGGATTTCATGCCGGGGAAAGAGTGCGCCGGGAAGAAGCTGGAAAAGCTAAACTGCAAAGCTGGGCGGCTCTGCATGATCGTAACCTCTCCAAGCCCGGTCAGGTCAACGCTCTGGTTGTTGGAGCCGTTTTTTACGGAGAATTTTTCAGGCAGCACGGGGAGCCTGATTTTTTCCTTTTCGGCGTTCCATGTAAACCAGATCTGGTAGTTAATACTCATACGAAAGCTGGCCCTCCTCAAAAATCTCCTGCTTGATAATGCCCATCAGAACAGGCTTCATGTTGTCGGTCAGCAGTTCCAGCACGTCGCTTTCGGTCATGCCGCCGCCAGAGCCGCCAGAGACCGTCACAGCGCCCTTTCCTACCAGTTCTAGGATAACTCTTTTCACCGTTTCGGCGGGCGTGTTCTGGGTGTTCTGCGGAGCCGTTGCGACGGGCAGGACGTTGAGGGGCGCAGGCTCGACGGGTTCCGGGGTTTCAGACGCGGGCACGGCGGTGGCCGTCGCCTGCTGCTCGTCGGCTGCGACGGGTGCGGTGGGCTGCTGGGTCAGAACATCTTCCAGCTCCGTGAGGTCATAGGTCTCGGTGGCCCCCTGCGGGGTGGCAGACAGGCCCATGTAGGCCGCTTCAATTTCCGGCAGGTCAGAGTTCTTGCCGGAGAGGATGTCAGCGACCTTGCCCAGCGTGGACGCCAAGAGAGATTCTCCCGGCGCAGGTTCCGGGGCATCGATGGAGATACCAGCGAGAGCCTGCAGGAATTGGCTGAACCTCTTTTCGGTCCCGGCCTGCTCCTGCGTGATGTGGCTTTCGACGCTGTTGTCCGTGGTGTAGCTTTCAGCGACGTCGTGGCTGTCCACGGTCTGTGCGCTGTTGTCGATGCTGGTTACATCGTGGCTATCATTCAGGACGCTGGCGTCGGTGAGGTCATGGCTATCCGTGACCGCATGGCTATCGGTGATTGCGTACTCATTCGCCACATCATGACTGTCCACAACAGAGTGGTCATCTGTGACGGTGTTGTAGGTGGTTTCGGATGCGGGCGCTGCGGCGGCCGTTGCCGGGGCGTCATCGATGCCGTTCAGGGCATCAATGATCTTCTCGGTCTCTTCGGTGGGGAAAACGGTGCTCCCCTGCTTTCCAACGATCAGCTCCGGGCCTTCCTCGCCAGCGATGAACACATCTTCGGCGTCGGTCGTGCCGCCAGCATGGCCGGGCACGGTTGGCGTCGGGGTGGTCGGCGTGTAGGTGGCGCTGTTTTGCAAGGCGGCGGCCACGGATGCGGCCACGTCCTTTGCAGCAGCTACGGCGTCCTTCTTGCCGTTCTTTATGCCCTGAATGTAGCCGTCAAGGGTCTTTTCGGCTTGCGCCTTTGCGTTAAGGGACATATCCATGCCCTCGACGGTATCAAGCATTTTCCGTTCAAACTCGTCGAGCTGCTTTTCGTAGCCCGTCACCCAGTCTGCGGTGGCCTGTGCAGCTTCGTCCTGCTTGGCGGTGACGTCGGCCAAGGTGTTTGCCAGCTTGGACACAGCGTCCTTGTTGCCGCTGTTGATGGCCTTGACCATGCTTGCGGCCAGACCTGCGGCCTGCTCGCTGCCGTCCTGCACATAGGACATCAGGGCCTTGTAGTTGTCCTCGGTGATGCCAAGATCCTGATAAGATGTGCCTTTCAGGGTCTCGATGTTTGCGGTATAGGTGTTCCAGTAGTTGAGCTGGGAATCCAGCGCGGCCTGTGCGGCTGCGACGCTGGCGTTCAGGTAGTCTTCGGACTTGGTGGAAGCTTCATCAAATAGCCCAAACTGGCCCTCAAAGCTGTCCTTTGCGGCCTTGTAGGCTGCATCGTAGGCTTCGCAGAGCTTTTCCACATCTGCCCGGACGTCGTTATAGGCTTGCGACACCGCTTCCTGCTGGGAAACGATCTCGCTGCCTGCGGCTTTGGCGTCATCGGCCTGCTGGGTGTAATACTTGTCGATGACTTCCAGACGGTCAGATGTGTCGTCGAGGGCTTTTTGCAGCTCGCCCTGTTTGTCCTGATACTTTTGCAGCTCCTCGTTGGCTGCGTTGAGGTTTGCGGCCTGTTCAGACCACTGTGCGGAGATGGTGGCCATGCCGGTGGGGTCTTGCGCATACAGGTCGGTGATGTAGTCATCATAGACCTTCTGCGCTTCGTTCACGCGCTCCTGCGCGGCGGCTATGGCGTCATTGTTTTCCTTGATGGTTTCCTGCTCGGTGGCCTGCTGTTTCAACAGGTCAACGTATTCCTGATACTTCTCCTTCTGGAGCTCCTGCTCGGCCTGCTGCTTTGCCATTTCCTTGACGCTGGCAATGGCCTTGCTCTGGTTTTCAGTCAGATCCTCATAGGTGAGGCTCAGGCCGTCAATGCTGCCGTTCAGCTCGTTGATGATGGTTTCCATCTGGGCTTGCTTTTCAGCGCTGTTCCCGGTGGAGCTTGCCAGCGCATCGAGCTGGGCGACCAGTGCAAGGTTTTCGACCTCGCTGTTGTGGATGGCCTGCGTGTTGCTGCCAAAGCTGTCGATCAGGTCGTTGTGCTTGCTGATTACGTTGTCAAGGTTGGATACATACTCGTCCACGGACTGCCCGTTGTTTTCCAGAGAATCGGAAAGCTCATCGATGCGGTACTTCAGGGTGGATGCCTGATCGGACGTGCTGCCGTAGGTGCGGCAGGCTTTGTCATACTGTTCTTTGAGGGATTCCAGCTCCTTTGTCTGGGCGGCGGTGGTGGCCGTCATGGACATGGCTTCGTCGTAGGTGTCCTCATACTTGTTGCCCAGCATGGTGACAGCAGCGGTAACGGCTGTCACGGCGGCTGCGGCCGCCAGCAGGCCGGGGGCAAACGGCGTTATCGTGGCAAGGAACGATTTCATGGTCGTGCTTGCAAAAAGGGTGGCGGCAGAGACGCCAGCGACGCCGACGGCAACGGCTCCCAGACCTGCGCCGACGGCGGTCAGAGCCTTTACCACGTTGGGGTGTTCGGAGAGGAAATCGCCCACGTTGCCCCAGAGTTCGGCCAGTTCAGCAGATGCGTCATGGATGGTCGGCTCTAAGGTCTGGGTAAAGGCAACGGTCATCTTGTTGTTGGCCTTTTCCCATTTCTCGGACAGGCTTTCGCCAGCCGCCGCGGTACGTTCCAGCGTCCCGGCCGCTTCATCCAGAGATCCAGTCAGGGTGTCGGTGGTGATAGCGCCGTCCCGGATAGCCCGCGCAAAGTCCACACCGACCTTGCTGCCAAAGACTTCCACGGCCTTTGTGGTGGCTTCGGAGCTGTCCTTCATGTTGGCAATCTCGGTAATGGTATCTTGCAGGGCTTCCTGTGCATCCAGACCGTCGGCGGCAAAGTTCTTGACGGCGGTTCGCATGGCCGTGATGGTAGAGGTGCCCTCGACGCCGTACAGCTCCATCTTTGCCAACAGGCCGATGGCGTTTTCCAACGACAAGCCCATCTCCTGCAAGGACGATGCGCCGGTGATAAGGGTATTGCTCAGGGTCGTGACGGACAGGCCGGAGATCTGTCCCGCATAGGCCAGATCGTCAAGGACGTCAGGGAGCTTGCTTGCATCCTCGCCCCACTTGTTCATGATCTTGGTGACAAGCTGGACAGAGCCGACGACCTCCTGCCCGGTAATATCGGCAAAGTCGAGAAACTGGCCGGTGACTTCCGAAAGCGTGTCCCCGGTATAGCCCAGACGGGTGTTGATCTCGCCGACCGCCCCGGCCACGCTGGAAAGCGCGTCGTCATTCTGGGAGAATGCTTTAAGGGCGCTTGCACCCAGACCGTCGAGGGCGTCCCCGGTGGCACCAGTGGCGTTAACGATGATCTTCTCCGCGTCGCTGTATGCGTTGGTCATATCGTAGACCGCAGAGGTGATCTCCTTGATCGTGGCCGTGATGCCCGCCGCTGCCAGCGCTTGCGCAATGGTGGTAACGGCTTCAGTTCCGGTCTTTGAAGCCTTGTCAGCTTCATCGCTTGCTTTCTGGGTGGTCTTTGCCAGTTCGTCGGTGGCGTCACTGGCCTTGCCGTTGGCTGCCGCCAACGATTCGGATGCGTGGCCGACCTGCTCTGCTGCGGCTTCGAGCTTACCAAGGTCTTCCGTGCCGGACTGCATGACGGCCTGATAGTTCTGCATGGCTGCATCAGCTTCAAGCTGCGCCTGCGCCAGCTCCTTGAGGGCTTCGGCTGCCGCGTCGCTGGCGGCTTCCAGCTCCTTTTTGGTGTCCGTGGACAGCTTCTCATTCTGCATGAGTTCGTCCAGCTGGTCATCTGTTTTCTTGATGGATGCGGTCAGGGCATCATGGATTCCGGCAGATGCTTCAACGGATTTCGAGAGGTTGTCGGACGACTTTTCGCAGAGGGACATCATGTCGTTGAGGTCGTCCAGCGCGGCGGTGGATTTGACGCCCATATCGACAAGCTCCTGCGTGGAGTAGGTAGCCTCCATCATGGCTTTGTCGTAGCCGCCGACCGCACTTGTCCAGTAGCTTGTTTTCTGGGCAGCTTCGTCCGCTGCTGCGCCGTACTGGTCGAGGACGTCGGCCAGATCTCCGGCGGCAGAATCCGCGCTGCTGACGGCCTGCTCGATGCTGTCGATGGATGTAGCCACGCCGTCGGCAGCAGTAGCGGCATACGATGCAGAGGACGAAATAGCGTCCATAGCTGCACTTGCTGCGTCGCCTGCGGATTCCCATTTGTCCAGCATGGTTTGGCCGCCTGCGGCAAGGTCGGCCATCTTCTGGCTCATTTCGTCGATCATCTGAAATCGGGCGGTTAAGTTTGCCATTTAGTCCTCACCTCCTTTGGGCTTCGGCTTGTATCCGGGCTTGCTCCCGCTTTTCGTCGGTAACAAGCTCAGATGCGATGTAGAACAGCTGTCTTCTGCGCGGCATGGCGTCATACTCTTCCGGGCGCAGGCCGTGCCGCTGCCAGAGCGTGTGTGCCCAGTAGCCATCAGAGCCAGCCGCCCGGATCAGTTTTTTGCTTCTTCGAGGGTCTGTGCGTCGTCCGGCGCTTCCATCATGCCAAGGGCCTGCATGACGCGCTTGACAACGTAGTCGTACTCGTCGTGATGGCTGAAAACGTGCAGGGGCATATCGGTGACATCGACGCACTTGTAGTAGGACATCAGCTCCTTGTCGTCCAGCTTGGGGTACTGCAGGGCGGCCACGATGATGTGGCGCAGGGCGCGGGCGTTATCGCGCTCGGTCTTCCAGACCACCTCACCGCCGTTGACCAGCGGGTTGCCCTTCTTGTCGGTGGCAATGCTGCGCTTGCGGTAGATGGCGTTGATCTTGTCAATCTCCTGCTGGGGCAGCACCTTGACTTCAAACTCGATGACGTTGCCGTCGTCGTCCTTAAAGGATTCCGGGGCGGCAAAGGTCACGATCTCCTCCTGCTGGGGACGCATGAAAAACTTCAGATTTTTGTTAGCAGTAGCCATAATATAAAACCTCCATAAAAAGAAAAACCCGCCCCTTTCAAACGTGATTCGTCAAAAGGGGCGGGTACATTCAGCTTGTCGTTATAATGTTTTCACAGCGGTAAAAATCGCCCTTTCTCACCACTGCGGCGGCTCTTAGATAAAGTCGCGGGCGTTAAAGGTCAGGCTGTCGGTCACGACGTCGCCGTTGCTGTCCAGTGCGGTCAGCGGCATTGCGCCGGTGGGGACACAGCCAATATAGGTGCAAACGTCGTTGCCGTGCTTATCAAAGAAATCAGAATCCGGGTCATCCATGATGCCCTGAATGGTGATCTTAGGGGTCTTGTGGGTGTTCTGGTACTTCTTGATGACCTCTTTGATATAGGGGTTAGAGCGATGGCGGGTCACGGTGACGGTGAGGTTGTAGCCCAGCCAGCGGGTGCTGTTGGAGTAATCACCCAGCTGCTTGCCGCTCCAAGTGTCAGGGGTAAAAGTGCCAGTTGCGCTGACGGAATCGGCGGCTTCGATGCCGTCGATGAAGATCTTACCCTGACGGAGAGAGATCGGGCGGGTATTAAATTCCATGGTTCATGCTCCTTTCCGGCTTAGTGGGTGTGGACGGTAAAGAACAGCTTCTCGGCGCTGTCCACAGGCTGCAAATTGACGTCGAAATAGGTCTTGTCGCCGTAGGATGCGGTGCGGTCAACAAGGAAGTCCGCGTCATAGTCCACGTTGGTGATTGCGCCGACGTCCTCGAACTGCTTCAGGATGGATTTGCCGACGCCCTCCATGATGTCCCAGCCGGTGGCGCTGTTGGCATACTTGTTCGGCGGGAAGTTGAGCTGCACGGATTCCTGGAAAGTATCCAGAACGCGGATGACGCGGTTCTTGCGGTAGGTTTCATCCTTGGGCTGCTTAAAGCTGGTCAGGCTGTTGATGTCGTACTCGGCGACGATCTTATTCTCCTCGGAAACAGAGAAAGCAAAATGACCCTCATTGATGGCGGCCACATATTCCTCGTGGGTCAGAGCGGGGTTCAGACCGGTGGCTGCATCGACGGCCTTGTAGGTCAGGCTTTCGGTGTAGGACGCACCAGCGGTAGCGCCAGCGACCCATGCGCAGGCTTCGGCAGCGGACAGCGCGTCGTCGCCGATGGTATAGCCATTCTTGACGGAGATGACGCCCTCGTAGTCTGCGGCAAAGTTGGGCATAACGGCCTGTACGCCACGGCCCATATTCTCGCGCAGGTACTTGATCTTCGTCTTCATGGCGGTCTGCAGGCTGCTCTCGGTAGAGGGCAGGACGACGGTGTTAAACTTAACGCCCTCCAGCGTGTCCATAAAGGCGGTGACGTCGGAGTTCTCGGCGGTTGCATCCGCGCCGCCGGTGAGGTTCAGCGCAGGGATGGCGGCCAGATTGCCAGAGCCGGTAAAGGTGACGTAATCGCAATTCTTTGCAATGAGCTGCTCAACGGTGGTCAGGCCCTCGTAGAATGCGACGGTTTTCCCTGCCAGACTGACGGTGACGTCAAAGCCGCCAACGGGGTTTGCGGTGATGTTGACGGTCAGGGCGTTGCCACGGCTGCCGCCGTACTTTGCGGTAGCGGTCAGGGTGGGCGTGGCGGCGTTCTTTGCGGTAGCCTTGGTGCCCTCCTTGACGATGTAGGCCAGCACCTTGCTGGCGTTTTTGAATGCTTCGCGGATAAGCAGCATCTGACGGTTGGCGTCGCTGTCATACACGCTAAAGCCCAGCTTTGCGTATTCCGCATCCGGGCCAGCATTGGTCAGCTTGATGTAGGAGCCAGCCGGGCCATACATGGGCTTGAGGATGGGGACGACGACAGTACCGCGCTCACTGGTGCCGACGGTATCGGTCCGCTCACTCTGGAAATTGATGTAGGTGCCGGGACGGGTCTTCCCGGCCAGCTTGTCAAACTTGCCACCAGCCATTATTTGACCTCCTTTGCGGCCCATGCTTCGATGTGGGCCTGCACTTCCTCTTTGGTGTACTCGCCGTCGGGCAGATCAGCGGTCGCGCCTGCAAAGGTGCAGGTGGACACGTTAAAGACTGCGCGGCAGTTCTTACGCAGGGATTCCAGCGGGAATTTCGCTGCACCCTGCTCGGTGGTTGCTTTGGTTGCCATAAAAGACCTCCTGTTTTATTTCGGATGCTGGCCTGCAAAATCCGGGTTCGGGTAGTCCACGGTGCAGCTCTTGACGGCTGCCCGGAACGCCGTTTCGATGCGCCGGGTAATGTAGATATCCGGCTCATGCCATCCTTTGATTTCGTAGGTCTGCATCATGGTGACGGGTTCAACGGCAAAGGGTTTTCTGGATGTCCAGTCGATTTGCAGCTGCACCGCGTTTTCATCCACGGCCCGCAGGGTGGGGTCACGGATGCGGATAAAGCGCCCCGTGCGGCTGCCTGATTCGTCGATCAGCGGGATCCTGTTTCTACGGTCAAGCAGCGCCGTCAGGGCGGTATAGCCAAGCTCGTATGCGTCCTCTTTCGTGCGGTGAAAGAATTTGACGAACAGGGAAAAGCCCAGCGCGTAGGTGTTCAGCGTGTCGCCGCCGCTGGTGATCTCCGGGCGTGGGAAGTAGACCGCCGGGACACGGAACGATTCGGGCACGTTGTTGTAGTACGGGGCCGGGCTGCCGCTCTGTTCAGTCAGAAAACGCATGATGCTGGCCAAGTCCTGTTCCAGCATGAGTTCTCCTTTATTGTGGGTTTCGTTTGGTGAAACGGCGTCCAAATCCAGTTGCTTACAAAATGAAATCGACTTCCCGGTGTCGAAAAGTCGATTTCATTCAAAGTATTCATCAATCCAAGATTGGAGCCGGGCGTCCAGTAGGTCGGGGAGCATCTTGTCGAGAATGCGGAGAGCGCTTTCCCAGTAGTGTTTTCCCTCGACCCATTTTTGTTTCAGGACCATGCCGCCCTCTGCGGTCGGGTCGTAGATGAATCGCCCATCGTCCAGCCAGTAGCCGGGGACAAAGCGGAGCTTGACGCCTTTCGGGTTTGTCCAGTGGCCGTCATTGACGTATGACGCATATTCGACGTTGGTGCCCACCTCAAGCGTTAGATCGCCCTCGGTAAGCTCCCAGACGTTGCCCTGCTGCCCTTTTTCAAAGGACGCCAAAAGCTGGCGGGTATCCATGACCTTGCGCCGGACTATCTCGTCCTGCAGGATTCGCAGAAACTCGGTGCCCAGACCTTCCAGAAACAGCTCCATTTCGTGCCGAAAGTCCCCAGATGCGGCTTTGCCCATCTTCTGGAAAAAGGCTCGAAATTCGGAGACGTCCACGTCGATGGTGCTCATCAGAGATACCTCTGTGTGCCCTTTGCGGTAGCGTAGACAAAAATGTGGTGGCCGTGAACGTCGTGCGGGATCTCCGCAATATATTCATAGCCGTTTTTCTTGTCCACGATCTTGTCGTTCAGGCGCACGTCCGTCCCTGTGGGCAGGGTCAGCTTGATGCGGGATTCCTTGACGTTGACCGGGGCGGCCTGATTGATGCTCGTGCTTTCGCTCTTGACACCAAAGTGGCAGGCCACGCCCGGAACGTCCGGCTGCTCCGGGTAGGTAAAGGACGGCTGCTCTTTCAGGCCGTAGCCGGGGGAGCTTTCGCCCTTCTGTACATGGTAGATGTCGCACAGGTCGTTGAGAAAGTGTTCAAATGCCATGTGTTCCCTCCTTAGAGCCGCCGCATCCGCATGGTCACGGTGTTGTTGGCCGCTGCGACGACGTAATCGTCCAGCAGGGCGGGCAGATCGAGGTTTCCGACGGAAATGTCGGAATGCTCTGCGGAATAGCTGTAATCGTCAAATGTTTCGGACTTCAGCACCTTAGAGGATGTCAGAGCAGCGTTATGGGCGTAGGCTTCGGCCAGCAGGATGCAGGCGGTCTTTACGCCCTCCGGCAGCTCTTCCATCTCAATCAGCGCCTTGTTGTGGGTGTAGGTGATGATGTACTGTTCGGCGCGGGAGATGTCCACGGCCAGCTTTGCATCGCTGCGGCTGGCGACCTCCGGCGTTTCGGAGTATTCACGCACCTGCTCCGGGGTTATCCAAGGACGTGCGGGCATGGTCAGACCTCCCCGAAATCCGGCTCTGCATCGTCAGCGTCAGGCTGGACGGTTACGGTCTCCGCTGCAATGGCAGCGACCAGCTCGGCCTTTTTGGTGGTCTTCGTGACCGGGACGCCCATGTCGCCCGCCAGCCGCTTCAGCTCGGCGAACGACAGGGATTCCAGATACTCACGGTCAAAGTGGGCGGCGGTGCTGCCGTCGGGCTCCTGCTCCCCTTCTGCGGTCAGGTGCGCGGTGTCGTCGTCAAAGGGGGCGGCCGCGTTCTGATCGGCCAGAACATCGACCAGTTCAAAATAGCCGCTGCGCAGGGCGGCGGCTTTGACTGCTTCGTCTGCGGTAAAAACATTAGGTTCCTCCCGCGTGGCCTTTACCACGCCCGTGTAGGACATAGCGTTTTTCAGTCTGAGGTGGTACGTCATTCTGTTCTCCTGCCTTTCATATCAGCGGGGCCAGATCACTTAATGTTGGTGATGATGGCGGCCGCGTCCAGCTCCTCGATGATGGGGTCAAAGTCAAAGTGAACGACATAGAAGCGCTTGTCCTTCATGATGGCTTCCTTGCCCTCGATGGTCTTGCGAATCTTCATGCCGTAGGTGTTGACGACGATCAGGTTCTTCGGGTCGGTCAGGATGATCTTATCATCCGGCAGGGACGGGCACTCGACGACGGGCACCTTTGCGGGGCTGTTGTAGATGGATTCGGGGACAGCGCCGCCCTTGTCGATAATCTGGTTCAGCAGGTGCAGCTCCCATTCCTGTGCGCGGTGGGGGCTCATGAGCCAGCGCAGCTTGCCGTTGTTGTACTTGTTCGGCATTGCGTGCAGGGAGTTGTAGAACATATCCAGCGTCATAGAGTTCTGCGCGTTGGCGTCAACGACGTGTGCGCCCTCTTTGAGCTGCTTAATCCAGCCGTCATTGACCTTCAGGAAGTCGGCGTCGCCAGTGGTGCCAAGGGCAACGGCGTCAGTGCCAGCCCATGCGCCAGCGGTGTGCTTTGCGGTAAACTCGTAGACCTTGTTGTCCTTGATGGCCAGATCGCCGATGTTGTAGGTCTCGGATTCGCTGAAAGCCTTTGCCTTTGCGAGCTTCTCGTCGCCGTTCAGATAGAGATCCAGCGCATCAATGCCGGTCTGGGTGGTCATCAGGCTGGTGATGATGTTTTCCAGATTCTGACCCTCGATGTTCTCGCGCAGGGTCTCCTCGGTGATCTCCCAAGGCAGGCGCACGGGGGTGCAGGCGTACTTGATGGAGCTGGTGTTGACACCTGCGCGGTAGCCGTCGTCGGTGTCCTCGGTCTTCTCACGCAGCAGACGGGATGCAATGCCGATCTTGTCGATCTCGCCGGAGCGGGCGGTGCGCATCTCATGACGTACCAGACCGCCAAGGGTGGTCGCTTCAAAGGTCTGCTGGATAAACTTGCGGGCCTGCTCGCTGGACAGAATGCCAGCGCCCGCGTTGGGGGTAAAGTTGCCGGTATTGATGGCCTTGCGGATGATATCTTCGATGGAAAGTGCCATTTCGGTGTCCTCCTTCTTTATCACAGGATGCCGTGCAGGTAGCAATCCTCCTGCGCGGCAGACTTCTGGACGGTGCCGGATGCGCCGTTCAGGTTGGTGGGGTTGGCGCGGCTGCTCAGCACTGCGCTGACGGACTTTGCGACAATGCCGTCGATCAGCTCGGACAGGTCAGCTTTGGTGAGCTGCTGCTCCTGCTTCTGTTCCGGCTCCTGCTGGCCCAGCGCCTTCTTGATGGCTGCATCAACGGCGTTCTGGACGAAATCAGGGGTGATTTCCTCGCCAGCTGCCTTTTCGACAGTGGCGGGGGCCTGCTCGCTCTGCTGCTGGCCCAGTGCCTTTGCTACGGCGTCCTGCACCAGCTTCTCGGCTTCGCTCTTGGTCATGGTTTTGCCCTCCTTGTTTTTTTTGTTGGTCTCGGTGGATGTATCGTCGCCCGATTTTTTGTTATCGGGGTCGTCGGTTTTGTTAGTGGACGCGGCAGAATCGTTATCGGCAGCGGCCTTTTTGTTATCGTCCGTTGCCTGATTCTTGCCCTCCTCCTTGCTGCTGCCCTTGCCGTCCTTCTGGTCGTCGGTGGTATCTTCCTCGGTGCCAGTTTCGCCGCCGGGCTTGTCCTTGTCGGGGTCTGCATCAACAGATGCAAGGAACGTGCCCAGACTGTCATACAGGCCCTGCAGGGCTTCGCGGTTCTTTGCGCTCAGGCTGCGGCCAGCCTTTTCGATGCGGCCCAGCTCCGGGGTGGGCTTGCATTCGAACAGGGATTTGGTCAGCGGCTTTTCGCTGCTTGCATCGGCCAGCAGGTTTGTGATGATCGTGCCGAACTCTTCCAGCGCGGCTTTGATGGTGTCCTCGTCGGTCTGGTAGGTGTAAGTCCCGGTATAGCCGTTGTAGGTGTACAGGGCGCTGCGCAGAGCGTCAAAGGCGTTCCAAAAGCTGCTGCTCGTGTTCGACTGCTTGAAGTTATCAGTGACCGCGCCCTTTTCGACACGGCCCTGTGCTTTGGTTACAGATGCGCTACTCAAATCAGTGTCCTCCTGTGCAAAGACGCCCAGACCGCCCATCGAAAGCCCGGTGATTTCACCTTTTTCGATGGAGCTCCACAGGTCGTCATCCTTGATTTCGACGGTCATCAGCCATGTGCCCTCCTTGACGGTTTCGCCGCCGATGTCGCAGTCGGATTTTGCAATCCAGCTCTCAACGACGGCGGTTCCCTCGGCTGACACAAAGTTGTGCTGCAAATCGACCTTGTTCCCGTTCTTGGCAAACCAATAGGCCGCCTTTGCGATTTCGTCAGCGGTCATATAGTTGCCGTGAGCGTCCTCGACCAAAGGTTCGTATACGACGCCCGTCACGAAATGGGAATCGCTGTCGGCCTTGATGATTTTGCCGTAGGTGGTAAAGGTCGCCTTGCCGTCCTCGTTCTTGACAATGAGAAAAGGCCGCCTGTTGGCTGCTTTATCGACAAGGGACACAAAAGAGATCCGTGCATCTGTAATTTCTTTTGCCTTGGTTACAGGTTTTGCCATGTGCTCACCTCCTTTTCCTGTTTTCGGGCAATATAAAAAGCAGCGTTTCCGCTGCTCTTTATCATGTATTGGGTTCTGCCGGGGTTTCGGTCGTTTCGTCCAGCTCTGCCGGAACAGAAACGAACACGTTCGGGTTGTCAAGAATGGCTTTGATCTCAGCCAGATCGGTGCCGGGTAAAAGCTCCAGCTCCAAAGTGGGAACTTCATCGACAGCATGATGCAGGGTGTAAGACCTGATCATGCCGGAAAGTTCCATGCCGTCCAGCTTGATGCTGGGATAGCTCACGCGGGCTTCATCAATGGTTACGATCATGTTTATTCATCCTCGATTCCGGCTTTCGCCTTGTTTTGTGCATCCAGTTCGGCTTCCCAGTCGTCGTCCATCTCGTCGATGGCCTGCTGTTGCAGCTTCTGGCGTTCTTCCAGTGGCAGCCCCAGAATGTCCTCCGACACAACGGGCTGCTGGATGCAGTGGCAATTGATGCGCTCCCCTGCGGGCAGAATGACATCGCGGGGGTACATGGGATAGTAGACAATGCCGTCAGCCCCGGTCAGCTCAAAAGGCTGGTCTTTGGGCACGACCTGTCCGTCCATGTCGATGTGGTTTTGGCGCGGTTCGTTGCGGTAGTCCCCGGTATGCCGCCAGCTTTTGCCCTCGACGGCCGGGGACTGCATAAAGGCTTCCTGCTGGGCGACGCTGTGCGCTCCCAGTATTTCAGTAACGGCCACCCGGCGGGCGCGGTAGTGTGAAGTCCAGTATTCGCCTTTGCCCTCTTTCTCCATGCCGGAGCCGATAAGGTCAACGCAAAACTGTGAGATGTTGCCGCCGTTGTTGATCTCCTTTTTGAGCATGGCTTCGAGCTGGTCTTTGCTGGTCGTTCTCATGAGGTCGGCCAGCTCGTCGCTCCAGCTTTCAATCCACGCGGTGGTGCGCTTGGATACCCTGTCCAGCTTCAGGTTCTTGTCCGTCTGCTTGAGGTAGTACGCGGCGTACTCCGGCAGGAATTTCGACAGCCGGGTGGCAAATGCCTTGCTCAGTTTCGCGGTTGCAGGGGTGGCAGCGGTTACAGCCGGGAGCTTCTTCTGAAAATCTTCCAGACTGCCAGATGCTTTAGCTTCTCGAACAAAGTAGTCCGTTTCCTCGGTGAGTATGTCGGCCACGTCGTCCTCGATATCTTGCGCGTATTGGAGCGTCTTTTTCGGTTTAGCATACCCTTCCTTTCCAAGCTGCTTCGAGAGGTCGTTGTCAGCTTTTCGGATGTAGGCATCAATGGCTTTTGCTATGCGGTCGCAGTAGCAAGGCTTGATAACAAGGCGCTGCTTCATTGTTCTCCCTCCTGCTGCTCTTTGAGATCGACCAGCAGGCGGCGCACCTCTTTCATGACGGCGTAGACCTGCGCGTCCTCTGGGCGGCTGGCGGCTTTCTGGATTTTGCCATCAAGGGCCATCGTGAGAGCGCCAAAGTCAAAGCCGCCGCTGCTGTCGGACTGCGTGATGGACAGCGGAACGTTGCCCCAGTCTTCGTCATAGTCGTCCGATGCTTCGCCAAGGTACTTGTAGAGGATTTCTTTTGCTTTGTTGGGGGTGACGCCGCCCGCTGCCGTCGCTGCGGTAAGAATTTTGCAGATGTCGTCCGGGTTGGAGATGTTCGGTTCGAGGAAGTAGGCTTCGACGTACTTAAAGCCGTAGGCGTTCAGCAGACGGTTGTTGATGGCCCACGCAAGGCTCTTGCGTTCCGGCTGGAAAACCTGCTTCTCCGTGACCTCCTGCGCGGTCTGCGCGGTGGCGCGGTTGAAGTCGGTCGTGTACCCGGTGTAGAGGTCGGGCAGCAGGAACGAGCTTTGCACCTTCTTGCGGTTGTTGTCCATGTAGGACTGGAACAGCTCATCCTTCTGCAAGATGGATGCCAAATCCTTGACTTCAATTCTCGGCTTTTCGGTCTCGTCAAAGTCGGTCTTGCCGTCGGTGGATTCGGTTTCGAGGACGATAAAGGCGTGTTGTCCTGCTTCGCCCTTGATGTCGTCCATGTACTTCGTCAGCTTGTCGTAGCTGTCATCCGTGAGGGTGCCGCCCTGAATCATAATCATAAGCGGGGTGTGACGACCGTTGATAAAGTAGTTGTTGTTCAGGTGTTCAGCGCGGCGGCTGCCATCGACGCCAAGAATCTGGCCTATCCAGCGGACTTCTCCGTAGGGCTGGATGCCGATAGAGAAGTCCAGGATCTCGTTTGCTTCATAGGCGATATCGAGAGATTCTCCATCTTCGAGGTAATGACCGTCGCGCCAGTCCATGCGGCGCGGGTCGCCAAACTCCTTGAAATAGACGACCTTGCCGCCGATCTGCTGCTTGAATTTGCGAAATTTCTTTTTCCGCTGGACAGGCTCACCGTGGGAGTAGTAGACGGTATCAATGCGGGGTTCCAGCGGGACGGTCATTCGGATAGACGGCGTATCATGCAGAAATTCGATCTGCTGGACTTGTCCGTCAAGACTGCGGATGACTTCCAGATAGGCGATGCCGTATGTTTCGCGGGCTTCAATGAGGTCTTCAAAGACTTCCTTTGTGTCCTGCTCGGTGTTCAGCAGCTCAATGATGCTGGCCATGCGGTTGTACTCCGCGTTGGCTTCATCGCTTTCCTTGACGTCCTCGGCGTACTTGACGCCGATGCCAAAGCCTGCAATGTTGTCTTTGTAGGCGCGGATGCACTGCGGCAGGATGGTCGATTCGCGGACAAGATCATGCAGACCGGCCAGCTCATAGGGCGGTTCAATCCAGTCGCCAGCGTTAAAGGCCTCCTGCTCCGTCACCTGCGTTGTGGTGTCGGACTTCTGGATGGGCTGCAAGGGCGGCTTGTATTCGCGGCCTTTGATGATGCGGGCCTGCATGGGGCGCGGTTTCTTATTCGTTGCCAATGGGGTTTACTCCTTTCTTCCTGCTCCCTTTGGCGGGTGAGCTTTCGAGGGCTTGACGGGCAGGCACAGCAGCAAAATGCAGTCGGCTTCGTCGGGGGACGGCTGACCGCGTGCTTTGACGTCCTTTTTGCTCTCGATCTTGACCTTGCTTTTCTCCGTGATGCCGTATTTACGGGTGGAGAGCTGCGCGGCCAGATCTGCGTCGTCGGGCAGGATAAGTTCAACGGGCTTTTCGTTGCCGTCGTCGTCAATGGTTTGGAGTAGCTTTTTGACAATGGCCATCATGTAGGTGGTCGTGTCGTGATAATACTTGTGCCGGATGATCTGGCCAAACTTGACCGGGACGATGGAGAGCCACCAGAAACGGTCAGGGTCGCTGCGCTTGATCTGGCGCAAGTTGTCGGTTACGCCACCGCCGACGCCGCCGTCGTCGATTTTGACGGGTATCGCGGTTTCGAGGTGGTATTTATCGACAAGCCTGCATCCCAGCAGGGCTATTTCGTGGGCGGTTCGCACCGTGTCCTGTCCCTGTATTTTCTGATAAAAATAGACCTTTTCATCGACCTTGTAGCCGATGACGGTTTTATCGTCACCAAATCGGGCAACGTCGCAGCCGATATGAACAGACAGCGGCTTTTCCGGCTCTTTCCAGTCGGTGTTGATGGACTTCTCGACCATGGACAGCGGGATAAAGACGTCCTTCTCGGACTTCGGGAAGTCCCCGGCCACGCGGACGCGGAACACGTCTGAATCCTCGCCGTACATGGTGCGGATGCGGTCTATATACTCCTGCGACACGCGGGGGCTGTTTCGGTCGTCAACGTGGATGGTGTGATATTCTGCCCGGTTCTTGTGGAAAGCGTCGTAAAAGAAGCCCTGCAGCTGGGTGGGGTTTCCGCACATCAGGAGCCGCGCTCCCTCTGTGGATAGGGCACCCAGAACAGGCTCAAAGACCTTGTCGTCCACGCCGGATGCTTCGTCGATGATAAACAGCAGGTTTTCGGAGTGAAAGCCTTGCAGGGCGTCCGGGGTGTTCGATGTTCGGGCGACGGCAAACCATTCCTCTTTGGCTCCCGTCATGTAGACGCGCTCCTGCGTCCATGTGATCTCCCGTTGCAATGCCGGGTTGCTGCGCAGCCACTTGGACACCTCGGCCCAGAGGATGTCATATAGCTGGTGCTGTGTGGGGGCTGTGCAGGGGATTTTCGGGTAAGGGCGGGTGCAGATAAACCAGATAATAGCCCACGCCTGCACGGCGCTCTTTCCGATGCCGTGCCCGGAGCGAACAGCCGTCATGGGGTTCTCGGCCAGACTTCGCAGGATGTTGGCCTGCTCCTCGTCCGGCTTGGCTCCTATGATATCTTCGACAAATTCGACGGGGTGGCCTGCGTAAAAAAGCACGGCGTCACTTGTCATCTGCTTCACCATCCATTCTGCGCTGATAGGCTTCCTCGATGGTCTGCATCAGGCTGGGGGTGGCATTCGCGTCCTCCTGCGGGGCTTTTTCCAGTACGAGGTTGTTTTCGACTTCAAGGGCCAGCTTCAGCATCTCCTTGATATCGCGGGGCGTCATATCCTCCGGGGCCAAAAGGTTCAGGGCATTCAGTGCCTTTAGTTGGAGTTGGGCGGCTATTTGCAGATGGGTTTTGCGGATGTCGGCCGCTTCTTTGGCTGCGCTTTTGCGGGCTTCTTCGTCGATGCTGTTATCGTAAGCCCGGCAGCGGGCGGCCCAGTTGTGGCCTTTGTGCCAGCGGTCGATTAGACTCCGATTCTTGCCGCATTCCTTTACCACCGCCGACACGGTGCGTTTTTTGCCCATATCCCGGTATAAAGAGAATGCAGCATAGGCCGGGTCGCTCTCTTTGGGCTGCTGCTCCCAGACCTTTGTTTTGACCTGTTTTTCCATGGCATTCTCCTTACAGGGTCATGCAGGGAGAAAAGGCCCGGTCATGCCGATGCGGTGACGGTATCGACGATGATCTTGACGATGGCATCCTCGCCGTGTTCCTTGATGTAGGCTTTCAAGGGTTTCTCGTCGGCTGCATCAAAGTCAAGGCTCAGCAGGAAGTTATCTTCCAGATCCTCTTCAGGTTCTTCGTCGGTTTCGGTCACGTCGTCAAAGTAGGATTTGAGTTCATCCCTCAAAACGTCGATTTCCGGGAGCGTGAATCCTGTGTCGGCTGCTTCTTCGCCCAGCTCGGTGAGGATGTCGGTCAACTTCTTGTCGTCCCATTCACCCGTGATCTTGTTCAAGGCGATGTTGAGCTCCTTTTCCTTGATGTCGTCCAGATCGACGACGGAAACGGTGACTTCGGTTTCGCCCTGTGCTTCAAGGACGGTCAAACGCTGGTGGCCGGAAACAACGGTATTTGTGCGACGGTTCCAAACGATAGGCTGCACCAGACCGTGGCGCTTCAAGCTGCGCTCGATGGCCTGATATTCTTCGTCCTCCGGCTTGAGATCGACGCGGGGGTTATAGGCGGCGCGGTTGATATCCGCGATGCGCTTTACTTCAAATTCCATGCGTTAGTCCTCCCCTTTGATGCTTTCCATGATGGCAGCGGAGAGGTTGGCGCGGGCGTTGTCCTGTTCGAGGTATGTGTCCACTGCGTCCTTGTACTGCTCCGGGATGGAAAAAATCATCGAGAATGTGGCGTCGGCAGGGGGTTCTTCTTCCTGCTCGTTGTCCGGCTGTGGTTCAGGCGGCGTGTAGTCGAGAATATCGGCCAGACGGTTCTGGTACTGGTCGATAAGGCCTTGCAGCTCATAGTCTTCAAAGCCTGTGAGGGATACGTCGCCGCGTTCGGAAAGCTCTTTCATGAGGGGTGCCAGCTTTTCATTATCCCAGCGGCCTTTTGCGCGGTTGAGGATGACGTTCAGCTTCTTTTCCTCTCTGAGGGTTTCGTTTATGACGACAACGTCGGTTTCGGTTTCCCCGATATCGCACAGCGCCTTGATTCTCTGGTGGCCGCTCACGACGTGCCCGGTCTTTTCGTTCCAGATGACGGGTTCGACCATGCCAAAGGTTTCAAGGCTCTGCTTTATCTTGATGTATGCGGGGTCGCCCGGCTGTAAGTCCTTGCGCGGGTTATAGCTGGCAGGTTTAAGATCTGCAAGCTGCATTCTCCTGATATTCATTGCCATGTTCCGTTACCTCCCGGCGGGTGAAGAAATAGAAGAACGGCGTATCTGCCAGAGCAAGGCAGGCTTTCAGCAGGTACTGACCGATCATCATGCCGATAAGGTTCATGCGGCCCTCCGGGGTGAATGCCCAGCCAAGGCCCAGACCGAAACTGATAAAGGCATAAATAAACGTGTCGATGATCTGGCTTGTGCAGGTGGAGCCGTTATTCCAGATCCAGCGGCCGCCTTTGACGTCGCCATGCTTGCGGATGTAGGCATCACGGATTTTGTGGAACACAAAGACGTCCCAGCTCTGGGATGCGTAATAGGCGCACAGGCTGCCGATGACAAATACCCAGTTCTGGCCTAAAAGCGTCTGATATGCGCCATCAATAACAGGGTCTACAGCCTTGCACCAGCCTGTGAGGATAATTGCGATGGTTGCAAAAATCTGGCCCACAAAGCCAAAGAAAACCATGTTCTGCGCTTTCTTGCGTCCCCAGATTTCGCCGACGATGTCGGTACACAGGAACGTGACGGCGTAGGTGATCGCGCCGCCGGATGTGGACAGGGTGATGGGGCCAAGGTGGATGCCGGTGGTGATGGTGCGGCTGCCGACGACGTTTGCGATGACGATGGAGATCACAAACAGGGTCAGCAGGATAGAGTAGTTCTTGTCGGTCTTTTTCATTTTGTCCTCCTGTTGGTAGGTGTTATTTAGTCCTGCGGGCCGCAGGTGCGGGCGTACAGGTCTTTGCAGATGGTCGCGCAAAGGCTGGCGTTTGTGGTGTATACCAGCTTTTTGCCTGTCGGTTCGATGCCACGGGCCAGCATCATGGCTTTTATCTGTGCTTCGCGCTCGTTGTACAGGCTGCGCTTGAAATTGCGGATGTGTTCTTTTCGGTAGCCGTCGTCAATATAGCCGTACTTGACGCCGGAAAGCCAGCTCGTGCTATCTGCGGATGTGCAGAAGTTGTTTTCCCGGATGATTTTGAAGTCGGTACAGCCCAGCAGGTGGATATCGATTTCAGGCTTCTTGTTCTTGATGTAGTGCGTGATGTAGCGTATATCCTGCTTGTGGGTCGCAGGCTTTACAATGCGCCACTCCGGGACGCTGACGGCGATGTAGTCGGAAAATTCAATCAGGCGGTCGAGACCCTTCTGCCCGTCCTCAAAGTGAAAGACGTTGATCTGCTTGCTTTCCGGCATCATGTCCTTCATGCGCTGCCTGAAATACCATGCTTCATCAACGCCAAGGACTTTCTGACAGTCGATCTCGACAATGGATGCGGTGATGTGGTTCTGTTTGACAAAGGCCATGAGCTTGTCCTGCCATTCGGTCAGGGTGGAAATGGTCTGCTTCTGTCCCTTGCCAGCGCCGAACATCAGAGTGAAAAGGCCGGAATCCTGAATGACGTGTTTCTGTTGCCGCTGCTGCTCCAGAATAATATCATCTTCCGGCAGCCTGAAATCGTCGTCAGGCTTTTTGCCGACGATATAGTTGTAGCAGCTGTACAGGCGATAGTGGGTATCTGCGGCAACGAGTGCGCAAAAGTTTTCTTTGCTGCCGTCACTTCCGGCAAAGTGAATCTTGACGTTACGCCCTAACATAGACGCCACCTCCCTGCCCGTCTTCCTGTACGGTGACTTCCGCACAGCCGAAAGTATCGGCGATCAGTTTTGCGATCATCTCGCAGGACATGGAACCAAAGATCATGTGCCCGTTCTCGTCGCCGAAACGGTCGGACAGAAAATGGTGGATGCGGTTCTGCGTCTGGATGATCTCCAAATCGCGGTCGTCATGTGTGACAGGGATTTTTGCGGTAATGCCGAACACATGGCGGTGGACGCTGCGCAGATATGCCAGCTCCGCCGGGGCGTCCGGCCAGTTATGGAAACCAGGAACGTCCACTTTGCAAATGATGTAGTACACAGTTCTTTCCTCCTTTCAGATGTATTTTGCCCTTTCGCGGCGCTCATCCCGATTTCTGCGCAAAAAAGAACCACCCGGCCGCTATTGCGGTCAGGTGGCAGGGCAGAGAAAAGAATGAGTGCGCTATTCTCTTT